TTAGGACAAATCTTTAAAGAGTGTGGTATTAAGGCAACTGAATATCATCACGGATTTAAAAGAGGTGTGTATATGGCTATGATGTATGAGAATGGTTGTGAATTCCTTCGTAACGAAATTACCGAAGATAAACTAATCATCAAAGATAAGTTTAAGCAAGGTACAGAATACATCAATAAATGGTGGAAAAAACACGCTATTAGTAGATACACAAAACTACATGATGAAGGCAGAATCAAACCTGAACATTTATTCTACATAGATGCGATTGGAATCAGCTGGGAAGAAATGAAAGAAAAATATTTGGGAGAAGTAGGAAGATAAAAAAAAATAAAATTATGGCAAAGAAAAAACAAAAAGAAGAAGTAAAAGAAGTTGAATTTGAAACCCCAACTCAAAATGATCTGGGTGTAATTTCAATCCAACAAAAAAAATATGAAGATTGTGAATGGTGTTTTCAATTTGATGAAGATAAACCACAAGTATTTGCTTGGACAGATGACCAATTAAATAAGCAAGAAGACCCTAAAGTAATTTTTACAATTACAAATGTAGAAAATTCTTATATTACATTTACAAATGGAGAATCTGGTAAATGTTTTAAAATATTTGCTAGAGAATTATCCGATGAAGGTAGAGTAATGAGAGAAAAACAAAGAGAAGCTTTTAGTTTAAAAGAAGCTGATATGGAAAATTTTGACCAAAAAATGGAAGAATATGCAAGTGAGAATAAAGAAGCTTAATCCAAACGCAGTAATTCCAACATACGCTAAAGCTGGTGATGCTGGAATGGATTTAGTAGCAACTTCAATAATATCAGAAACTATAACTGATGTTACCTATGGTATGGGTATAGCATTGGAAATTCCTTATGGATTTGTAGGATTAATATTTCCTCGTTCATCTGTTAGAAAATATGATTTGGCATTAACAAATTGTGTAGGTGTAATTGATAGTGGGTACAGAGGTGAGTTACAAGCTACATTCAAAAAAACTAATTGGTTGAAAGGTAATGAATCTGAAAAATACCAAATAGGTGATAGAATTGCACAAATTATGATTATACCACATCCACCTATTGAATTTGTAGAAGCAGAAGAATTATCAAATACCGAAAGAGGCGAAGGCGGATTCGGTTCAACTGGAAAATAAAAAAATATGTTTGAATATCAACAAGAAGAAAATAACCACTCATTATGGGTAGAAAAATATCGCCCAAATAAGTTGGTAGATTATGTAGGTAATGAGCACCTAAAATCAAAAGTAGAAACTTATTTAGAAAGTGGAGATGTACCACATTTACTATTATACGGTAGAGCAGGTACGGGAAAAACTACGTTAGCAAAATTAATTGTTAAATCGTTAGATTGTGATTATATGATTATCAACGCATCGGATGAAAATAACGTTGAGACTGTAAGAACAAAAGTAAAAAACTTTGCATCTTCTATGGGATTCAAACCATTTAAGATTATCATAATGGATGAGTTTGATTATATGTCACAAAACGCTCAGGCAATCCTTCGTAACTTAATGGAAACATTCTCTAAACATTGTCGATTCATCTTAACGTGCAACTATGTTGAGAAAGTAATCGAACCAATTCAGAGTAGATGTCAATCTTTCCAAATCATTCCACCAACTAAAAAGGATGTAGCAATTCAGATGAGTAAAATTTTGAAAGCTGAAGAAGTGGAGTTTGACCCAAAAGATTTAGTTCCAATAATTGATGCTAGTTATCCTGATATTCGTAAGGTAATCAATACTTGCCAACTTAACTCGCATAAAGGTAAGTTGAAAGTGGATGTGCAAAATCTATTAGAGAATGATTACAAATTAAAAGTATTGGATATTCTTAAATCAAATGATGATAAAAGAAATAAATACATGAAGTTAAGACAGGCTATAATTGATAGTAGAGCATCGGAGTTTTCAGAATTGTACACACTACTTTATGATAAGGTAGATGAATATGCAGCTGATAACACATCGGGCGTAATCCTTATTTTAGGTGATAGTATTGCTAAATCTGCGGTAGCAATTGATAAAGAAATTATAGCAGCATCAACCTTAATACAAATTTTAAATATAATATAATATGGCTAACATTATCGGACAGGGGGAGATTCCACAAATGGGCGGAATGCAACCAAAACTAGATATATCATCATCAACACCAATGGTGTGTGAAAAATGTGGATATAATGTGTTCATCCCAGCTATGAAACTTAGAAGATTATCTAAGTTGGCGTATGGTGGTGACCAAGACGTTCATATTCCATTTCAAATCGCAGTTTGTGGTGAATGTGGTGCTGAACAAGAGTTTTCAAAACAAATAGAACTTAAAGCTTTAGAAGCTAAAGATAAGATGAATAAAAAAGAAGATTAATGGCTAAAACATTATTCGACCATATAAATGCAATAACGCAAGATAAAGACCCAAAGTATTGGGATAAGCTTGATGAGAGCGATAAAAAGACATGGAGTAACTATATGATACTCCGTTTTCTTTCTATGAAATCCGAATGGATAGAGTTGATAGCAGATATATCACCTTACATTCAGGAAGCTCCACCAAAAGCAATGTATCTTGCTCTTATCGGATTGATACCAAAGACTAGAGCATTCTTAAAATATATGAAACCAGCTTCAGCCGATAAGTATGAAGGTTGGGTTATTGAGTTAGTTGCAAAGTATTATGAAGTATCTAAGTTAGAAGCTGAGGATTATGTTCATATACTTTATCAAACAACCGCAGGTAAGCAACACATCAAAGAAATTGCGGAGGCTTATGGTACTGACACTAAGCAAATTACTAAATTAAAACTCAAAGTTTAATTTGGTATATTCACCATTTTTTCGTATCTTTACATTATGGCAAAAGTATCATTTTCGCAGTACTCAATGTGGAGTAGCTGCCCACAACAATATAAGTTAAATTACATAGATAAGTTAGGTGAAAGTTCTGGAAACATTCATACTATCTTTGGTAGTTCAATGCACGAAACTATTCAACACTATCTTTCAGTAATGTATGGTGTATCCAAAAAACAAGCCGATGAGATTAATTTGGATAAATTATTATTAGATAGATTGAAAGAAAACTTTACTAAAGAAAAAGAAGCCCTTAGTGAAGGAACTCCGTGTACTCAAATTGAATTAGAAGAATTTTATGGTGATGGTAGAAGAATATTAGAATGGTTAAAAAAGAATCTTAATAAATTCTATTCTAAATCAGGATTTGAATTAGTTGGTATTGAGATTCCACTTAATGCTAAAATCAAAGAAGGGGTTCATTTTATTGGATTCATAGATATTGTACTTAGAGATTTAGCAGAGAACTCAATTATCATTATTGACCTTAAAACATCAACTCAAGGTTGGAATCAATACCAAAAAGCTGATAAGTTTAAGAACGCACAAATACTATTATATAAAAAATATTACTCAGAATTATTTAATATTCCACTTTCCAAAATTAGAGTTGAATATCAAATTATGAGAAGGAAGTTGCCCGAAGATTCGGCATTTCCAATTCCTTACATATCAAAACATGCTCCTTCGCATGGAGCACCATCAGTTACAAAAGCACATGATGAATTTATGGAATTTATCAATACGGTGTTTAATGATGATGGAACTTATAAAGATATTCAGTTCCCCAAAGTACCGGGTACCAACAAAAAGAATTGTAAATGGTGTGAGTTCTTAGGAAAGCATTGTGATGGTAAGGCTGATAAATAAAAAAAGTTCTTTAAAAATAGTTGTTTTTTATTTTTATAATATACTTATATATACAAATATATAAATTAATATTATAATGACTCAAGAAAACACAAAATTAACAACTGTGAAAATCTTGAAAGATGTTTACTCATCCTTTAAAAAAGTATCATTCACATCAGATGTAACACTTCAGAAGTTAGTAAATCGAACTGTGGAAAGATATGTTAATGATGAAGATTTCAGAAAAGAAATGAATGAGTATTTAAAACTTCAAGTTTCAGGTTCACAATTTTAAAATTAGTTATGGCAAAGAAAAAAATATTGTTACTTTCAGATGATTTAAGAATGGCGAGTGGTATCGCTACAATGTCTAAGGAATTGGTTTTAGGAACTGCTCACAAATACGATTGGTTTCAAGTAGGTGCGGCAATTAATCACCCAGAAGCAGGTAAAGTTTTAGATGTAAGTGAAGACATCCAAAAAAATTATGGAATTGCAGATGCTAATGTAAAAATTTTACCTTGGAATGGTTATGGTAATGCGGATTTGATTAGGCAACTAATTAACGCAGAAAGACCAGATGCTATCCTACACTTTACTGACCCTCGTTATTGGACTTGGTTATATGATATTGAGCACGAAATTAGACAAAACGTACCACTATTATTTTACGCAATTTGGGATGATTTACCAGACCCAATGTATAATCGTAACTTCTATGAAAGTTGTGATTGGATTGGTTGTATATCTCGCCAAACATATGGTATCATTAAAAGAATTAGTGCAAGAATTGATAAACCAACTTGGAAACCAAAAGCTGATTGGCAAGTAGGATACGTACCACATGGTATTAATACTGATATATACAAACCGGAAGAAGTTTCGGCAGAATTCAAAAAAGATGTATTAGGTGATAAAGAATACGATTTTGTTCTTTATTGGTCAAATCGTAATATTAGAAGAAAGCAACCAGCTGATGTTATATATGCTTATAAATTATTTTGTGACAAGATTGGAAAAGAAAAAGCAGATAAGTGCTTACTATTAATGCATACACAACCGGTGGATGAAAATGGAACTGACCTTTATGCTGTTATCGAAGCTGTAGCATCTGATGTTAATATTAAGTTTTCAGAAAAAAGAAGGTCACAACAAGAATTGAATCTTATCTATAATATAGTAGATTGTACAATCAACATCGCTAACAACGAAGGATTTGGATTAGCAACTGCAGAATCGGTAATGGCTGGTACACCAATCATCGTAAATGTAACTGGTGGATTGCAAGACCAATGTGGATTTAAAGTAGAAGGCAATGTATTAGTTGCTGACGATTATATTAAAATTGGTTCATTACATGAGTGGAGAAAATGGGAAGCCAAAGCAGAACCTGGTCCTTGGGCTATTCCGGTATGGAGTAGAGCAATGGCATTAGCAGGTTCAGTACCAACGCCTTATATTTGGGATGATAGAGTTGATGTAACCGAAGTTGCTGAAGCAATTGAGAAAATGTATAACACACCAAAAGAAGAAAGAAAAGCAAACGCTCTTAAAGGTAGAGAACATTTTATAAACGAAGCAGGATTATCTCATACAAATATGTGCCAAACATTAATTGATGGAATTGAATCAACATTTGAAAATTGGAAACCTCGCCAAAGATTTGAGGTATTTAAAGTTAAATAAGTTATAGTATATGAATAAACCAACATTAGTATTTCAGGGACCTATTTTTACTAGAAGTGGGTATGGTGACCATTGTAGAGATTTGATGAAATCACTTCGTAAGATGGATAAGTACGATATAAAGATTATTCCACTTCGTTGGGGTAATACACCACAAAACCAAGTAAGTGATGATGATGATTTTGGCCGCTGGATGTTAGAGAGAGTAATTGGTGAGATTGGTGATAAACCGGATGTGTTTATGCAAGTTTCAGTAGCAAATGAATTTGAACCAAAAGGACATTATAACATTGGTGTAACTGCTGGTGTAGAAACTACAATTTGTCCAAAAGATTTTATTGATGGGTCTAATAAAATGGATTTGATTATAGTACCATCTAAATTTACAATGCAAAACTTAGCAGGTACAGTATATCAACAAAAAAATCAACAAACTGGAGAAATTGTTGGTGAAATAAAATTACAAAAACCAATTGAAGTTTTGTTCGAAGGTGTTGATACTGAAATATTCAATAAAGGATTTGAAAGACCTGGTGATAAAGCTGACATATTAGAAAATATAAAAGAAGATTTTTGTTTCTTAGTTGTTGGTCATTGGTTAAAGGGTAATTTGGGACAAGATAGAAAAGATATTGGAATGACTTTAAAAACATTCGCAACTGTATTTCAACACACTCCGAAGGATAAAAAACCTGCTCTTTTAATAAAAACATCACACGCTGGATTTAGTGTTATTGATAGAGAAAACATTAGACAAAAAATAGAAGATGTTGTAAAATCATTTGGTCAAAAATGTCCACCAATTTATTTGTTACATGGTGACATGGAAGAAACAGATATGAGTAATCTTTATCATCATCCAAAAATAAAAGCAATGATTTCATTCACAAAAGGTGAAGGGTATGGTAGACCAATGGCTGAGTTTACTTTGACAGGTAAACCAATTATAGCTAGTGGTTGGAGTGGGCATATGGATTTCCTACCAGCTGAACACACTGTGTTTTTGGAAGGTACACTAACTCAAATTGATGAATCCGCTGCTGACCAATTTATTCTAAAGGAAGCACAATGGTTTAGTGCAAATTATTCAAATGCAGCTAATAAGATATATGATGTTTATAAAAATTATAATTCTTATTTAGAAAAATCAGAAGGGCTACGAGAAAATACTTTAAAAAATTTCACATTAGAAAAAATGCATGAAAGATTTACTAATATTGTTGATTCGTACATAAAACCACAGCCAAAATTAGTACCATTTAATATTCCAAAATTAAATACATCTAAAATGCAAATTCCAAAACTTAATAAAGTTTAACAATGCCATTTGTACAACAATATGATAAAATAATAGAATCCGAAAAAAAAGTTTCTAAAAGTTTAGTAAGACCAAGAAACATTTATAAGATTACTTCGTATGAGTATGTTGATGGGACTAGAAAATCTTTATCTGGACCCGAAACTGCTATCGTTTTTGTTTTTGGAATTTACGATAAAAAACTCGT